GGGGTCAATCGCCATGACTGAGCCTGAGTAATCTACCCAATCCCCAGTAAGCTTAAATGGCTCGTAGAAGCGATCTCCACGCATCCCTAAGTTGGGTATATCCTTGACTTCAAGGTGGCTTAGAGTACCGTGTATTGGCTTCTCAGGAGCCTTAGATACGTCTACTGACATTACTATGAGGTCTTTGAGTTTAAGTGGGTGTCTGTCTGCATCTGACAAGCTGGTGTCTAGCTGGAATTGGAGTGCATACCCTGAGCGTCCATAAGATAACTCACGTTCTAGTAAGTCTTCCTCATCGAATCTCATGGGGTCTGTAGGTTGCCATTCCATGTCAGGGTTAGCTTCAAGTTCTAACATAAGGCTAGGGGCTATACGATCACCGTACCTATTCACTTGGTCTGCTTTAGGATAACGGGAGGGCCATATACGAGTTACGTATCCTTTGTCCTGTAGGGCATCGTATAGAGACTCTTCTGTCTGAGGTGTCCCTAGGTAGATGATCTTTGAGGTGTCTAAAGGTTTAAGTACAGCATCAAACTCAGTTACAAGAGTCGTTAGCTTCTCTCGCATCTGTTGTGTCTGAGAGTTGTTAGGAACTTCAATGTCATCTGCGATAATAAGGTCAGCACGTGAGCCTGTAAGCTGTCCTGTAATACCCACCGACTTAACACTAGGACTGTGTGAGGCCATGCAGCCATTTACGTTAAAGGCTATTCTACTCCACAGTTGGTCTTTGTCAGGTATAAGGTGAGACAGTAATGGCATTTCCATAATGAGTCTTTGGGTAAACATAGAGAACGCATCTGCACGTTCTTTACTTGCGGATACCACCATGATCTTTAGGTCAGGAGAAAGCATTAAACGCCACACCACATAAGCACTCGTTATGTAGGACTTACCTACACCTCGAAAGGCTTGGATGATGGAACGCTTAGGGCTAGTCTGAAGGTAGTCTGCAAGATCATACTGAACCTTAGTTGGTTCGGGTAATGTTAGTTGTTTCCATACAAGAAATAAGAAGTTTCTAAAGTCGTGTAAGGGGTGTTTATCTGTCTCCATAATTACCTCCTAGCTCCATTTTGATCTATCGGCCCAGTAAGCCGCACTTGTCTTACCCTTGGCGATATTTAAACCATGTCGTGCTTTAAATGACTTACGTTTAGCTTTCATCTTGTCTGACTCACCAGCTTTAGGCGCACCTGCTGTACTAGCACCTTTTTCCCCAAACCGAATCATACGGTCTTTGCCTTTATCTTTGATGATAACGACATGGGACTTTGTACCTTTGGCACTAGCTTTTGGCTTGTTGTAGCCTGAGAAGGTTTCACCTCTGTACTTAATAGCCATAACTAATCTCCTGCCTAGTGCGCTAAAGCGTCTAAAATACCTTCACTGTTAAAAGGCAATGAATTGAGTAGACCATCAAGGGGAGAACCTTGAACTGGCATAGCGTCAATGTTGTTGTCTTTGAGAAACTTAATAGCGTTGCTCATATCTGCGGGTTTAGCCTCACCTGACCTCACACGATCTAATAGCTCTTGGGCCACTGCTGTGTGTAAGGTAGCTAAGGTTTGTTCTAAACTAATATCCATTTTTACCTTTCCTCCACCCTCGATTTTTAGTCTTCGATTGGATTGATAAGTTACTAGGTGAGTTGTTAGTGGGGTTACGGTCTTTATGGTCTACGTCTTTACCGTCACCTTTCTTGGCAACACCTTTCTTAATTAATAATGACCTAGCCTTGTTTCGACCAGACCTGCGCTTTCGTTGTTCGGCCTTACCGTGGTACGAATCGTATTCATGCCTGTAATTTCTAGGCTTCATTTAGTGAGTCCTTTAGATTTCTCAAAGCTTCTTAAGCCGCCTAAACCTAATAGGGACATAACAAGGGTTGTGAGTTCTGCGGAAGCTATAGCGGGGAGTTCTGCGGGAAGTGCATAGTAAGCGTTGATGAGTCCAGCAAAGGGGAGTATTAGAAATTGGTAGCCAAGACCAATAGCACATACCCAACCGATTGCAGGTCGCCAGCCAGCCACGAATACTGAGGCGTGTTTAGCACCTTCAATGTTAGCCATTGCTTGTAATACGTGGGGTTTTTGTAAATGTTTTTCCATCTTAAGAGTAGCGTTAGCCCTCTCTTCGTCTGAAGTAAACAGATCATCTAAGCCGTCCATGACACTCCCCGCAATCCCAACTAGGGGATTCAGAGAGGACATAATGGTTTATTCCTTGTTAGTTAAGTACCTAGCCATTTAGCTAGGAAAGTAGTTCCAACACCACCTAAACTTAGCGACAACAGCATAGCACCAGCAAGGAAACCCTTACCTTTGACTAACTGTTTCTCTAAGTTATTTACCCTTTGGGATAGAATTGTGGATGTTGTATTGAGTGATTCGACTTGTTTGGTTAAATTCTCTACAAGAGTTACTAAACGACCTGCATCATAATCTGACATTTGAGACATTGCGTTAGTAACCTTTGTAATAGACAGCAACACCAAACAAAAGCCCCAAAGCAAGCAACATAACAATACCTACGTTTATCGCTAACTCTACGTCTTTCTGAATCTTTGCGTTTCTTTTAATACGTTGGTTGATTTTATCTTGCTCCTGTTCTTTTCTTTGTCTATGCCACTCAGCCTCAAATCGAACGTAGTCACTCCAACCATTTAGGCGACTCTTTTTTAAGTGCCACTCAAGTTCGCTACGCTGTTTATTTAGCATTTCTTGTGCTTGGAAGCATTCTAAGGCTGAACCTTTTGAGTTAGCATCACCTGCTTTAGTTTTTATTTCGTGAGTTGCGGAAAAGTAATCGGTAAGTTTCTCTCCCATTTCAAAAATTGACTTGCCATTTTTTAGAGCAACCGAGAGAGTCTTAAAGATTGCATTGGCAGCAGCGATTTCGATTAACACAGCCAATACCTCCGTGAGTAGTCTTGGGTTTCGTAAGGTTCCTTTGCTGGTTGTACTACTAGATATTCGATGGGTCTTCGGGCTATTTGAGACACCGTTGGCTCTATGAGTAGAGCCTTCCCCTCTGGGAGAAGGGAAGTGCTTTGGTGAACTAAGGGAAGCCCTGTTGGGCTAGACCACACTTATTTTTTAACTGGCTTATTCTTTGGTGGACGGCCTTTGGTAGTACCGTATGTTCCTTTACCTTTTGGCATATCTTTTATCCTTTCTTTATAGTTAAAGCTGCTGATTTAAAATTATTAGAAGTTGGCGCACCTTTTGAACCTACTTTTCTCATAGTTTCTTTAGAGCCATTTTTAATACGTTTACGTTTAGCGTGAATGTTTGAATACAATCCCACGGTTAACCCCCTTATATAGCGTCTAATGTGGCTATGTCTGCGGCTGCATTTGCAGATACTTCTTTGGCATTACCTTGACTTCTTAACGTAGCTACCGCAGACCACTTGGTTCCATAGTTAGCTATATCATCTGAATCTTCATCGGCTGCAACAACAGCAGCTAAATAAGCAGCTAAGTCATTACGTTGATTAACGTCAGTGCCTACCAGAGCTAATATGTCTGCCTTAGTCTTTGCGTCAATCTCTGCAATCTTTGTAACCTTTGCTTCAACTAATTCATAAGCTAGTATTAAAGCTGCCTTTGTTGCAATGGCTGCATCACGCAAATCATCAGCATCAGATTTTAAATGTAATTCATTCCCTACTAACTCAAAACAAAAAGCAGGGTATGTTGCAAAAAAGTCAGAGAGTACTTTACGATCAGCAGGTTCATCAGGCTGTAATAAAGAGAGTCTAGATATTTCGTTTCCATCCATCCATACATGAATCATAATCTACCTCTTGACCATTTGTAGTCCATCACTTCGTATTGCAACAATTCGATACTCAATACCATCTGAGGTAGAAGCAGTATTGTGTGCGTGAAGACGTAGCTGATTCCCTTTCATTAAATCAAAACCAGTAGTGTTCTGAATAAGGGGTAATTTTGATGTAGAATTAGTAAGGACTGTTGTATTTATCACTGCTTCATAAGTGACATTTGGGATGAAGGTTGAACCTCCATTGTCAGCCTGACGACCCTTGTCATACGTTCTACGCCAACCAAAACTGTTATCACTTGTAAAGTCAGTAGGTTCTTTATAATTAATTTGTACATACCAATCTTCAAATAGTGTTGTGTGGAACTTTTTTGCATAAATATACACTATTGCGTCAGCATCTAAATCCTTGACAATATTTACGTCAGTGTGTGCGCCCGTTCCTTTTATTTGTGTCCACCCAGAGTCGTATAGAACTGGGTCTACTACTGTAACTGTTGATGCTTCTGCTGTTAAGTTAACTAAACTCATTATGACACCCCTGTAATTTCTACGCCTGATACTTTAAGATTTAGACCTATTGGCTTTAATTGACTTAAAGGTATAGTAGCTCCTGTTGATCTTTTTGAGAGAACTGGCCCTGTAGCTATATGACCACTTACACTTGTAGCTGTATGTAACACTTCCCCATAATCCCCACTGGCAAGAGCTGTAAATGACGGCTTTGAAATTTCTGCTTTTCTCGCATTATTTGATGTAACAAAATTTCCGTCTGAGGTTCCGTGTGCAAATAAACTATTTGAAAGCGTAAGAAAACCACCACTCTGGTTCTCTAAGAAAGTTGATGTGTAGTCACCCGACAACGCTCCATTTACTCCATCTACATTGAAGTAATATAGTTTGTAATTTGAATACGCTTTAGTGAGAATATAATAATTCTTTTCAATGGGGTTGTAGGTAATAGCCAGAAACCCATTAGTATCTATTAAATAATTATTGGTATCCCTAGTTATAACACCCCTGTTACTTGTCACTGGGTCAAAGTATTGAACCCTATCGTCATAATTAGCTCTAGGAAGAGTAAAGAAAACCCCATTCACAGTAGCAGAGTGAGCATTGGTAGATGGGGCAGCAGGGGTTGGACTCATTCCAGTAAAAGCACTGCTAAACTCGGTATAAGTAACAGGGTTAGAAGCGTTCAAATCAAAAACCCTAACAGCATTTACGCTAGGTTGAACGTAAAACTTTTCTGTTTCTGGGTCTAAGGCGGCATATTGATAATTACCAAGACCAAAGCTTGTCCAAGACCCAAACGTGCCAGAGCTAAAGGTACACCAATAAACTTGAGTGCCTTCATTTCCATTATAGTGAAAGTAAAATGCCCTATCCTCTGCTTTATTAACAAAAAACCAAGCTACATTATCACTAACAAAAGCGGCTGGCCCTGTAGCTCTTGTGGATACGTCAGTAAATGCGGCTACATAAGTTGAACCAGCTATTACGGGGTAATTTTGACTCTCTATTTTTGTTAAAGTATGCTGATAATATCTATTAGTGTGGGTTGCGTGAAACACTGTGTGATTTCTAAGAACCCCTGCGCTTAATGCTGGGTTGAACTCAACCTTTAAAGTCCCACTTTGAGGTATCAATTCAAAACCTGTCGATGGGCCTCCCGTTGCAATTGTGGATATACCATTAGTTAATATGATATTAGAATCAAGACTATTTGTAGTAGTAGATGTAGCATTAACATCTTTAATAACTGCTTGAGTAGTCGAGTTATTGGTCAGTACAGTGTACTCACCACTAGAGTTAAAGTTTGTTGCTGTAAGAGCTACGTTAGCAAACTCTTTTAATTGTTCTGCCATGTTATATAGCTCCTAGAGTTATTAATTTTGCGAGAGTTATTCCACCGGCTGCGCCCCAACTTGCGGCTGAACCATTGGTGGTAAGAAATTTATTAGCGTTACCTGACTGAGAAGGTAGTGAACTAATACCAGTTAAACTAGAGCCGTCCCCATCTGGGGCTAATACATCTGTGCCTATAACCAAACCTAAGTTAGTCCTCGCAGCACTATCGCTAGACGCGCCTGTACCGCCATTGGCTACCGCTAGATCAGTCCCAGACCACGTTGAGTTATCTACTGTGGTTACAGTTGGCGCAACCACTTGCCAAGACGAGCCGTTATAGACCTTCATAGCATTAGTGCCAGAATCGAAATACAGATCGCCAGTTGCAATGTTTGAGGTAGGCACAGAACTTAATGAGCCGTAAAAAATACCTTGAAACGTGCTTAGTGAACTAGCTGCGTTAGTCGCAGAGTTAGCTCCTGCGGTTGCAGAGTTAGCACTAGCTGTTGCGCTGTTTGCAGAAGCAGTTGCAGAGTTAGCACTAGCAGTAGCAGAGCTAGACGCTTGACCAGCTTTGGTTGTTGATATTGCAGTTTGGGCAGTTGCTAAAGTAACTTGGGCAGTTGCTAAAGTAACTTGCGCTGCACCTCTAGTAGTCGCTAGGCCAGCTTGAGTAGTCGCTAGGGCTACTTGGGCCTGTCCATTTGTAGTCGCTAGGCCAGCTTGAGTAGTCGCTAAAGCAACCTGCGCTGCACCTCTAGTAGTCGCTAGGCCAGCTTGAGTAGTCGCTAAAGCAACCTGCGCTGCACCGTTGGTAGTCGCTAGGCCAGCTTGAGTAGTAGCAAGAGCCACTTGTGCTGCACCGTTTGTAGTTGCTAGGCCAGCTTGAGTGGTAGCCGTAGCAGCTTTGGTGGTAGCGGTACTAGCTTGTGTACTAGCTGTAGAAGCAGAAGAAGCAGCCGCAGTAGCAGAGTTACCCGCTGCTGTAGCAGAGTTACCCGCTGCTGTAGCCTGAGTAGTCGCAGTGTTTAACTGAGAAGTCATGCCTGTCTCTGCCCAGTTCTTAGTTGCTGCATCTTGCGCTGATACTGGGTTAGCTACGTTCTTTATGACACGACTTTGTGCGTCAAACTTACCGTCTGCTACTTTAAATATAGAAGCTTGGGCAGTGTCTATGGCTTCTTGAGAAGCTTGAAAGACTTGTATGTTTGAGGAATCAAGATCAGTTTCGGTTAAGATAGCACCGTTACTAAAATCCACTGCCCTTGTAGTTAGGTTTGTAGTCCGTGTAAGACGAACAACAAGTCCATTAGCAGGGGCAGGTGAAATAGATACTGTACTAGCCGAAGCAAAAGTAAAAGAGGTAGAAACCCCGTTAACAAAGGCGGCAACCTCAGATGCCACCGTGTACGTAAAAGGAATTGCAAAAGTAGTTGTACTACCGTTTGCAGTGTATTCGATATAGCTATTAGCCATTGTTGTTAATCTCCAAAGTATGCGGCAATAGCGTTTAAGCCAGCCTTTGTATACGCCTGATTAATTATAGGCAGCATGTGTATAACTGACCTGTATTCTTGTTCTGTCATTTTTCCTTCAGAAAATAACCCGTGTGCTAGGTGTCCTAGTCCATCAAGATAACCAGCTAAAGGATTAGCCACTAAGCCTGAACCCCAACCTCTTTGAAATTTGTCAGGGATTTCAGTCATCATACCCATGACACCAAACGCGCCTGTATAGCCAACCATATTTTGAACTATATCTAGCGGCCCTAAATGTTCTTCTAGGTATTCTCTTTGATCTGAACGACCTGCTGAAGATACGTGTGTACGTGCAGTAGTCACAAGGCTTGCTATAAGCATTTGACCTATAACAACATAGGCAGCTTCAACACCCATACCATTCATAGCCCTTCGATTCATACGAGCAAACTGTTGCTCTTGAGAGGCCACTGCGAAGCTTAAAAACTGACCAATAGTAGAACCTATTTGTCCTCTTAAAACGCTGTTAGTAGCACCTAAATCAGTCTCTTGGACGTTGTTACGAACCTCTATAGACACATGGTTAGTAAAGGCATCTTGAGCCTCAACATCATCCCATTTGTCATAGCCCATAACCCGCTTACCATCACCGTGTCTTTTGATCTGCACTTGGATTCGGTCATACATGGCATCTGTTATGCCTGTGTCCTGACGCATGGCTTTAGGTATGTCACCATCCATCCATTTCTGACGCATAACAGCAGCGTTAAACCTCTGTAGAAAGTCAGTAACTGGGGTAAGCCCTGAGATAACACCTTGTATCTGCCTAGCTTTTTGCCACCACGGGTCCATGTGTTCAACCATGCCGCCAATCTCATCTATACGAGTTGATGCCGAACCTGTTAAACCGTGAGTACCTAAGCCTGTAGCGTCAATAATGTTCTGCATATCAGTGTTAGATACTTCTCCATTACGTGCAGCCTTTAGCCAATCTTTGTATTGCGGAGCAACCTTAAAGATAACCCCAAGACCTCCGTAAGCAATGATGTTTGCAGTCTCAATGACGCTCATCATTCCAAAGTATCCTGAGTAGGCTAAGTAGGTTAAATTACGGCCTATTTGTAAGCCTTTAGTCTTGTTCTTTTTTAAACCTAAAGATGTGTCCTCTATTAGTTCAGAACCTTGAAGACCTTTAATAAGTTGCCGTATCATTTTAATATCATCGGCTGTTTTAAGAGGGTCTATACCGTTGTCTGCACCATACTTATCAATCTTTTTTATGGCATCTTCCATAGTGTCCATACCGTCACCGTCAATACCATTTCTGGAAAAACCAATGTGTCGGCCTGATTTAAAAGCATAGCTTTGAACTACGTCAGACATATTATTATTAAGCATTTCACTAATCGACATGGTTAAACCATCAGCAGTGAATTTAGTCTCATAATCCATATCAAGACGTTGACGCATGTTAGTATCTGGCACTCTTCGGTCTCCCTTAGAGGAGGCCATTTTTGCGCCCATACCTACATCAATCTCAGCTTCAGTCATACCTTCGTCTACAAGAAACTTACGCAATGCTGTGCTGTCTTCAAGTATGTCCTCTAGCCTATTGGCTGTAACACCAGTGTCTAAAGAAGATACCTTTTGAATAAACAAGCGACTAAGGCGTACAGAGAAAGCTAAGTCCCAACCGTTTTTAGCAGCTATGGATTGACCAAAAACCTTACTGACTTTGGTTCCTCCATGCTCCTTCACTACGGCACGTAATTTACCTGAATCCCACTCAGTCGGAACGTAGTTACGGTCATACTGTGTTTCTTTAGCACCTATGACTCTGTAACGCTTTTTCTGATCTAAAATGTCTTTAAACACCTCACGCGCATTGTCTGCGGCTAATTGGACTTCTTTAGGAGAGTTCGCATATACGGAGTCATTACGGACTGCCCTAGTTACTAAACCTTCAAACTCATCATGCGCCCTTGGGCTTGCCCAACTATACTTAGTGCTTTGCCGCCACTTGTTAAAGTTAGGTCTGTGAACCCTAGCTAACTTAGCCCTAGCACTGCGAGTAATACGTGTCTGAATACTTGAAGTAGACTGTATGTTGGTACTGGATTTATTGTTTACCCTGTTGTCCTGAACTAAGATTCTACTTAGGTTACGTACTAGGGGGTTATCAGAACTACGTAGTGCAGCACCCTCAGAAAGTATGTTACTTAGCCACTGAGTCCCAAACCATGTTTTACCTTGTTCTGGTGAATCAATTTCATCAATACGCTGCGGTGCGTGTATAGGCTGTGGGGCTTCTAAAGACATTTGAATATCAGGGTCTTTGAGATCACCACCTGCTAACACAGTAACGGCTTTTTCATGTTCCCTTAAGTCATCTGCATGTTTTGCATACTTATGGACAAAGGAACCCATGCCACCTGCAAACCCTGCTGAAAAAGCAGTGTCTATAAGCACATCATTTATTGTGTAATCAGGTAAAACATTACTGGCATAAAGACTCTCTAAGCCTCCTTGTGCGCCATACACTGCACCCATCTTACCCACCGTTCTTAACTTAGTAGTGCCTGTGGTTGCCTTGTTCACGGCATTAGCTAAAGTGCCTATGCCTTTACCCACATTAGTCAGTCCCTTAACTCCTGATAACCAACCACCCGCAATAGGTATTGCAGCTAGTGCTAAGTTTTCTTCGGTCAGCATACCAGCACCGAACATTGCCACTACTGTTAGGGCAGGGGAGTCTCCGAAGTTTTCAGCCATAATGCTTTGGTTATTTTGGGTCTGTGCTACTTGTTCCATCATCTGCTTTAAAGACCCCTCTGACTCTGCCCCAAACATGTAGTCATGGAACTCTTCAGGGGTGTCATCAAAGTAGGTTTTCATTACTCTGTCGTCAAACCTAAACTCAGGGTCGTACTCATTATCGACAGCCCTTTGACGTGCTGCTATTTCAACTAAAGAAGCCCCTTCTTCTCTAAAGGCTCCAAAAGAGTCTGTGAACCCAAAGTTATCAGGCTTATCTATAAAGGCATTAACATTGGGGTCAAATATCTTACCGTTTTCTGTAGCTTGCCTCATAACCATTGAGGGGTCTTTGGGTGCTACAGAGTCTGAAGTAAAGACCGAAGTAAATTCTTCTATTGTTTCCATTGTTAATATCCCTTATTGATTCGCCAGATCATTGTTAGCTTCTAGTTGTTTAGCGTCCCTTACCTGTCTAGCGTTCAAACCATTAAACGTGTCTAAGTGAAGTGGTGCGGTATTAGGTATGGTCATACCTTGTAGATTAGTAATCCAAAATGTCTTACCTCTACCACTGTATCGTAGGGAAAGCTGAGTAGGGTCTAAAGCACCCATGCCAATAGTTGCTGCTTGAATTTCAAAATAAGCCTGTGCATCTTCTTGGAATGTAGAACTTTCAATATCTTCACTTCCACCCATAAATACCAACTTTCCATTTACTACTGAGTGGTCATTTACGATTTCCTTTGCGTACTCATCTATAAATTCTTTAGGGTTCATTCCTGTCATTCTGGCGATAACTTTGCCGTACTGAACTATTTTATCTGAGAGTAAGGATTTCTCCTCTTCCCCAGTAACTACATCCCCCCACCCGAAAGTGTCTAATTCATCTATAACCCCTTCGGAAAACTTTTGAAGGTTTGCTGAACTTGCTTTGGATGGTAAATAATCTGGAGAACCTAAAGCAGTTAAAGCCTCTACTTCGTTATTGTCTCCATACATAGTCATCACTCGCCAATCTGCAAACTGTGCGCGTTGGTTAGGGTCTGTAAGATACTTACGGAACATCTGAGGGTTGCCAGCATGAAGCTGTTTTAAAAACTTGAATTTATTCATAGTGGCTTTGAAGTTAGGGGAATCTGGGTCGAAGTCACCAGTACCTAAATTATCAAAAGCTTTACCTGCCATTGCTTTCCATCGTTTGTTTATCACGTCAACTTTAGAATACATGCCTATTTCAGCCGCTAACTTTTGTTCATCTGTTCCGTCAGGGAACTTGGCATTAACTATTTCTGTAATACGAAGCTGTGTTGCTGTGTCCAAGTCATCTTTAGAAATACTCTTTTGTTGACCATTGTGGTCTATATAAGAACCTGCCGTTATGTTAGTTACCCCTGCTATTGCAGAATTTACCGCAGAAGCCATAGCTTTATTTTTACGAACACCTGCTGCTTTCATAGCGATTGCTGTGGTGTTTGCATTTATTATTGCTATCCTCTGGGAACTGGTTATTTCCCCCGATTTTTCAGACCTTTTCAAAGCTAATAAATCAACCTCTTCAAGTGAACCAGCAGACGATTTTGAGTTCCAATCTAAAATTCTATCTGTAACATCTGCTGAATCTCTAATAGACGCATTAGCCTCAGCTTTTTCAATTAATCCTAAAACCTTGTTACGATAATCAGGGCCACCATTACCAGCTTTAATAAGGTAGTCACCAATGACTGTATCCATGAACTCTTCACCACGTCTTTCTTGCTCTTTGAGCCAGTAGTTTTGTAGGTCAGTGTTGGAGTACCCATACTTATCTTTTAAAATGGCTTCCATATCAGCAGCAAAAGACCCAAACCCATCGGCAGTTTCTTCATTTAATTGCTCTTGTGTTAAACCATCGGGGCCAAAGCTACGGCCCTCTTTAAGACTGTAAGTAGAACTAGCTTGGTCGATGTGCATGTCTATAGTGTTAGTGGCAAATACCGAACCAGCATCCTTAAGGTCTTGCCTTTGATATATGGCAGACGAAGCGGTACTAGATGCTTTGGAAGACTGCCGCATAGAGTTAGCTAGAACACCTTTAAGGTCTTCGTCATCTACTTGGTCTAAGCTACCAAGAAATAACGTCTGATATTCAGGAGTTTCTAAAACCTCTTCGTGGGTCATTCGTGCAAATTGCTCTTGTTCCATCAAGGCTTTAAAGCCTATGCCGAATGAGTTCTGAGCCGCTTGCTTTTTACTAGCTTGAATCATGTCCAGCTTGCGTTCTTCTTCCTTCTGAACCCGTTGGACATTACCTGTAACGCTATCTAAAGCCTTACTAATCTGGTCGTTACGGGCTGGTTGCACATAAGTATTTACAGGGGATGCTTGCGGAGCCAAGCGCACTTGGTTCTTAGCATACTGAGTTTGGACACGTTGTTTCGCCACAGCGAACTCCTTTTATCTTGAGGCTCTATGGCCTACTGGTTTCTTCTTAAAGGGGTTTTTTAAACCTTTAAAATAACTAGGGTTACTTTCGTAAGCATCACCGCCAATCTGAAGGGCAGAAGCTGCGAAGCTTGGGTAAGGCATTTGATTAATACGAGACTGCCGCCCCGCTTTAGCACCTTCTTTCTCTTCTGCTATTTGAGCCTTAGTTGCACCAAGGTTAGAAGAAGCTTTGGTATCGTCATATAAGTTCTGACGCAATATATCGTTCATTAAGGCATCCACAGATAGCCCTGCTACTCCTGACTCACCAGAAGCTGTCCTAGCTGTTGCTAAATCTCTCATACTTTGAATGTCAGCATCCTGCCCTCGTTGGGCTTCTGCCTCTTCTTCTTGTCGTTGTCTAAGGTTTAGCTGTCGGGCATCACTGAGGTAGGCAGCATTAGCAGACTCTTCATTACGTTTAGCCTGTTCTTGCTGTTCTCCGTAGGATGCTATCGAAGTCATTGCTCCGATAATTGTTGCGGGGTCACACATTTTTAATCCTTACAAATTCGTAGAAAGGTATACCCTCCACACCAAAATCAGGCACAAGCTTCACAAATGAAAAGCCAATGTGACTTAGCCATTTGATAGCTACCTTGTTTCTAGCATCTACATAATTAATTAATAGTGGGTATTGCTGCTGGACTTCTTTGACCCAATCCACTGATTGCGTTAGTAGGTCACGTTTTATAAGTGGAATCTTGTCAGAACCTAGCATCCAAGGACAACCAGTTAAATCGTCAACATGGGCGCAACCGAACATTCCTATAATCTCTCCTTTGTGGATAATAGATTGGGGTCTGCCCGAATCAAATCCTAATTGGAGTGCTTCGATAGGAGTAAAGCCGCTTGAAGCTTTGACTTCCCTAATATCAGCCAGCCGCATTTTTGCAGCTAGTTCAAACACGTCTTCCTGAGTGGAATCGCGGTAATGGGCCATTGTTAAATCCTTGAGGTTCTTTGGGTTAAGAAGCCCTCATATTCAGCACTTTGGAACACACACGGTAGGTAACTGTCGGATGAAATAGTTACGTTTGAGTACCTAGAGTTTGTATGTATTGGGACACGGTACGTACCTTCAGCTAAGTTAGCTCGACCTAGTAAATTATATAGGTTGCCAATAATTCGACCGTTAAACTCTCTGACAGCAGTTGGTCTTGCTGTAGGTTCTGTTGTAACTTTGAAGTAAGCCGTGGTGTTGTACACTATGTTAAAGTTTCTAATTTGAAGGTTGTTAGTTGTTACTGCTTTATTGTCTTGTTTCAAGACTATCTCACTAAACTTATATTTAAAGGTGTACGGAATACCTGTATAGATAACTGCACCACCTGCAAAGTCTGCTAAAGCTTGTGACTGTGTTCGTGGACTACCTACGTTGTTCACAAAGATTCTAGTGCTATCTGAATACAGTAAGTTTGCATTTGCGATCTTGTAGCGTCTGTCTAGTAGAACTGCACCGCCTGAGTAGTTAGATAAACCACTGGTGTAAACCATGTCAGCACTAGCAGAATCGTTAGCCAAGCTAAGGCTCTCTAGATAAATACCATCTGAGTATTCCATGACCAGTTTAATAACTGAGCCGTTAAATGCTACTGAACGTACAGCACCTGAGAACTTCCACTCTGACCACGCAGACTGTAGCTTTTCATCACCACGCCAAAAGTATCTGTAAACAAACACTGAGTTAGGCTTATCTGCTGTCAATGCTAAAAGCATATCTTCGTTAGAAGAGGCTGTTAGATTTCTTATAGTCCCCTCTAAATAGTTCGGGACGTGTGCAGATATGTCAGCAGCGTCATTAGTCTCTGAAGAAGAGTCCACATAATACTCACGGACACCTGACCACTTTCCTTTAGCAAACCCAAAGAACACGTATTTACCTGCACCTACGGGCTTGGCTGTAAGGTCTGCTTCAAAGTTTGTAGACACATCAATATGAACTGAGTCAGGCGTGAGTAAGTCACTAGCCGACAACATGAACTGCGTTAAGTCACTGAAGATCAATAAGGATTCATTGAAAGGAATCGCATGTTTTAATATCGAGATTTGATTGTTAGATACAGCTACGTCAATCGGATTAGAGTCTAAAGTTGTTAGAACAGTCTTAGGGAAGAAGTTGTAGAACTCACCAGCTTCACTAAAGATTACATTCTCATCTGCAAGAAACCCTAAGCGGTTGCGGTGGAAGAATATGTCGTTAATCTTGTACCCAATAAAAGATGGAACTGGATTA